CTTGGATAGACCTTTCTTCAACGCATCCATGTATAAATCCTGTATGTTGGAATCGGGAGCTTTTCCATACTTTTTGAAATATTCCATGCACCAGCCCGCAACGATTTTCAATTCAGGAGATTCTAACAAAGCGGGATTCCAAAATTTCTGAATCCGTTGTAGGTAATTTGTGCTAACAATCATTCCTGTAACAATTCGGCGTTCAATAAACTCTTGGTCATCTCTTATCAAAATAAATCCCCCCTCCCTAGGCTTTCTGTCCTTATTTATATTATACAAACTCCCGTCGAATTATTTGTAATTCAAATCCTTCCAATTCTCTTTCTCAAGTTCGCAAAGGAAGGCTATGTTGCAAGCTAAATGCCAAAGGTGAGGTAATCCGCTTTCCGGGTCTACTCCTGAAGGGTTTTCTAAATATCTGAGCCAATGACGATAGGCGGCATCCCGGTATCTTTCCTTTTCAACATCCTTCCAACGTAACACACCTTGCTCACCATATTTTCGACAACCATATTCCCTTATGGTGGCAATAGCCCAGATGATTTCAGACGGGATCAACGACAATCGAGGTTTTCCGGCATCAGCCTTGATTTCTTGATTGTAATATTGCATGGTTCTTCCTCCTACCCTCTCAAATAGGATTTCCCAGTTATTGCATCACGTTCAAAATTATCGGTCTTGGCTTCGTCCCGTCGAAATTTGCTGAACAATGAATGGTTCAGGTCGAACATGTCCAACCTAATGTCGGTAATCCAACTGTTGTCCCGAATCCAATCTATGTACCGGGCAATAAGTTCCATCGGACCGGGAAGAAGTCTGACCAAATCTCCCGATAAGTTTTGTTCCTGCTTTTCCTTGATTTGGGAGTACAAATTCAGAAGGGTTTCTGCAAGAGTTCCCTCGTCAACTGTTCCTTCAAACAGAATCTCTGCCGGTTCGTAGCAATCCCGGTAGAATACATGAGCAAGGTCTTTGCTATGGAAGAATCGCCGCAACACTTTCTTGGGATCTTTGGGAGCATCGGTAGAAATGGTTTTGGACTGACCGGGAACAACTCCAGCCCGACGCATAGCGTCCTCAAGCTTGATAAATTTGCTACGCAAGCTGGAGCCACTCTCAATGACCGGAATGTACTGACCACCTATATTGTCCTCGTACCAATCCAAGGCAGTCTCTACCCGTTGAATGGAGACATCATCAGTTTCAACTAACTTTCTAATTTCGTTTGCCCAACTAGCTATCCTTTGGGGTGTCACATTAATCCTTTTATTTTTCCTTATGATGGAGGCAAGTTTTTCTGCTAATGGTACGTATTGAGAATTTTTATCTTGTTTACTTTCTATCTTTGAATTTAGATCAGAGAATAATATATTATTTTCTTTTTCGTTTTCCTTATATAAGTTTTCCTTAATATTGCTTGAATTTTTTAAGGAATATTGCTTAAAATTTTTAAGCATTATTCCTTGAATTTTTTGAGCATTATTCCTTAAATTTTTTAAGGAATATTGCTTAAATTGGTCCCCTGATTCATCAGTATTTTTTGCATTGGTTGAATCATCTGGAATTGGTTCAATTGACTCTTCTTCATCTACAATGAATTGACTCAACAGTTCGCCGAAATCTATGAAGTAAAATTCTTTGCGTGGTAAGCCTCTCATTTCGGTTCTCAAAACTCCCGCCTCAATGAATTCTTTCTTGCATGTTCTGAGTTGATGTTCACTTAATCCTAGTTGCTTGGTTTGTTCTTCGTATGTTAAGTAGAAACCTCCATCCTTAGTTAGCATTCCTCTATCCCGAAAATATTTGTACTTGTCCACCAAGTTTGCAATGTAAGCAGCCTTAATTATCCCAACCTTTTGAATCAGTTTTTTGTTGATTGCTAAAAAAGCATCTGTTCGGAATATCTCCAATGCAATTTTAATCATATCATTGTCGTCGTAACTGGTTTCATTAGTTCCTTTGGTTCTTTTCATCTAAAAACTTCCTCCCCTCTACGTCTTCCATATCCAGAATGAGCTTTTGATTCTCTTGGTCTTTTTGTCAAGGTAACGTATTTTCTTCATAAGCCTAAACTAAGGTTTTGTGTCTTAACAGACGTCCTGGTCTCAGATAGACCATTATCCATCTGTCAACCCTCTCAATCAATTTATATCGTTCTAGTTCCTCCAATATTGGGGTTAAATTCGTACGTTCAATTTTAGCTACCTTACAGAGTTTAGAAAGGGAAATATCGCAGACGTCCCATTTACGGTTGCGGATATAATCATCGTAGTTAACCCCTGTCCAATCCCTTTCGTAAACTTCCCATTCGATAACTGAATATAGTTCAAAATCCTGCTTAGCGACAGCGCACATGGTCAAATAAAGAACCTTCGCCCTTAGTTTTAGCTTAGCCCATATCCCATTTTCAATGATACAGGTATAGAAATTGATTGCCTCCCCGCATTGTTCATTTGTTTCTGACTCAGGCCTGCGTACTTTATAGACGTAAAAGTGGCGGGAGCCTTCTGTAACTTTTTCTTTTATTAGCAGTCCGGCGTTCTCCAATTCCTTCAATGCATTGCGGACGGTGTTCTCGCTCACTCCTGCAAATAAAGCAATATTCGCCTGGGATATCTGGAAGGCTTCATTCTTCTCAAAATCGGCCTCACAGCAGAGCACCGGATAAACAGCCAGGGCCGCTTTCGATAAGCCTAGCTCTTGTATCACGCTTTTAGGAATAGCCCGGAAGCTGTCCATGTTAAGTTGGTCTATATCAGAAAAAGCCTTCTCCTTTGGCCTATTGTACACTTGCCTGAACACCTCCTTTTGCTGTTTCTTTTTCTCTTCCTTCTGTCTCTGAATATCCCGTATCTTTCCACTGGTTCTTTTCATCTAAAAACTTCCCACCCTTCTGCGTCTCATTCTCTTATCCACTTATCTATTCGCCTTACATTTTTCTTCTAGCTCGCTCAGCACTTGTTCGAGTTTCTCCTTGTTTTCGGGTTTCGGTTCGCTGACGCCTCGCTCCCACGTCTGTATGGTGATCAGTGATACTCCTACCAACCTTGCGAGTTCCATCTGGGATAATCCCAATGCTTTTCTCCTTTTCCGTAAATCGTTTCTTTCCATAACTCTTTTCATCTTAGAATACCTCCTTTAATAATGTTTTTACAAAATGTCTAGCATCATAAAGTTTCATATCTCCAGGGTCGGTATCCACAGTCTCAATGAATACCTTTTTCCCGAGGGCTTTGAGTTTTACTGCTAACTCTCGGGCCTGTTGCTGGGCTTGCGGTTCGTTGTCGTATACGATGAAGAATTTGTTATGAATCCTCGACAGCGCTAACACCTGTTCCATGGTAAACGATGTCCCGAAAGTAGCCACCGCACAGGTCCCCAATTTCCAAACGTCTACTACACCTTCAACCATAATCAGCGCCGGATATTTACTCCATTCCTTCTCTTTCCCGTATACAATATGTTTATGTTGGATAACTTCTCGCTTCATTGGACAAGCTAAATACCTTTTGTTGGATTTCTCTGTGATATCCCTAGTTTGAAAACTGACTAATTGTCGCCTCCAGTAAATAGGTATGATTATTCTATTCCCATATTGAATTTTGTCGAGAAAACTAATCGGCCCAGTTTGTTTTAACTTCCATCTCTTTTCTAACTTCTCCGGGTCAAATCCTCTCCCTTCCAGATATTTCTTTCCAGCTTCATTTAGATGTTCAAAATAAGGTTGAGGAAACTTGATGGGAAATATACTCACCCGGGGCTCTTCCGCCTTCTTGCGGATAGTCCCCGTTGGTCCGGCATATTCCTGAATCAGTTGCTTCATCTTTTCTACCGGTTGGTTCAGTATCCTAGCCAATGCGTTAGCTGTAGAGTGACCGCCGCATCTCCAGCAATGGGATACCGTTGGTTGATATAGGTTTATCCCCAGGTGGAAGTTCTTTGAGCCGGTACAGAAAGGGCAGTGTATGTTTATCCAGTCAGGAGTGCCGTGATGGTGCTCGGATTCTGTTACGTGAGGTATTCCGTAGTCTTGAAGCAACTTTTCAATCCCCATCTTCTCCCTCCTATACTTATTATACAAATTATCTCAAAATTATTTGTTCCGGTATTTTGTCCTCCTCATTTTCCGCTTCGTCTGGGTCATTTTTAGCGTCTGTTTAATTTCCCTAAAAGTAGCCCAGATTTTGCTTCCGCCCCAACCCCGGGCTTTCAATTCTCGTTCGATTATGCCACGTGCTTCCCGGGGTTTATCAGTGTTTATGTATACCTCGCTGCTATTGAGCAGGAAGAAAATCATCTTCGCTTCTGGCGAGAGGCTATTGAACAACTCTTCCCAACACTCCTCTGCAATGATTATCTGCTCCGGGCCTAATTCTTCGCGTCCTTCTAGTAGTGTTTCCATAGCTTCTTTATCTGTTGCAATTTCTTTAGCATTTTTCTTTAGTAAATTATTAATATGGTTTTGTACCACTCTCCAAATAAAGGTGGTTTTCTTACCTATGCTGGGGTCATAGGAGGGAGCAGCCTCCAAATATGCAAGGTAAGCCTCGGAGCACAGCTCATCGAAGTCCAGGCCAGTGCTCCGGGCGTATGACCAAACCACTTTTCTCACGATGTTGAGTTCCATTTGTTCATTACTCATTTTTCTCCGCCTCCTTGCCTTCCAAATAGCTTTCTATCAGTTCAGTTATGAGGCTTTTTTCGTCAACCACCTTTCCATCTATAATGGCGGATAGTACCTCCTTCTTTTTGTCCAACAATTTAGCCAGCTTATATTCCACCGAATTTTCCGCTAACAGATAGTACACATTAACTGTGTTTTTCTGACCGATCCTATGGCAACGGTCTTCCGCTTGAACGAGTTCCCCAGGAGTCCAGGGGAGCTCCAGGAACGCCACGGAGGAGGCAGCGGTGAGGGTGAGTCCAGTTCCAGCAGCCCGAATGTTCCCAACGAACAACTTTATTGCTGGATCATTCTGGAAGGCTTCAACCGCCCGGTTCCGCTCTTCTGCTGAGCAGGAACCATCAACCTTCACTGCTATCCCTTTGAGCTCCTTCATCAACGCGTCTATGACCATTTTATGCACTGCGAAGACCACCAGCTTGCTGTCCCCGTTCCCGGACTCGATGAAGTTCCGAATCCAGTCAATAGCCTGCTTCAGCTTACCTTTTACGGCTAGCTGTTTCTGGGACTCGATTCTGACCAGGTGCTCCGCCTGTTTGGCTTTTTCTGCTGCTTCATCGCCTTTTATTTGTTTTAAGTAGCGGATGAAGTCGCGTTCCGCCGCTTCATATTCCTGCCGATTGCTCAGTTCGACGGGAATATAGGAGTATAGCTTATCTGGCAGATCCTTTAGCACGTTGGATTTGAGCCTCCGGATCATGATGGTCTTGGTTAGGATTTGGTGGAGTTCCTCCTTGTTAGTGGCTCCGGAGAAGTCCCAGCCCCAACCGTTGTGGTGAGCTCCACAGTATTTATGGGCGAACTCCCAGAAGTTTGGGAATAATCCCGGGTCTATCATGGAGAGTATATTGAACCCTTCCACCGGTCGGTTTACGATGGGGGTACCGGATAGCATGATGATGTGTGGGATGCCTTTGGCCAGCTTCTTTGCGGCCTTGGTGCGAATAGCGGAGCTGTTCTTGATGTAGTGGGCTTCGTCATAAATGAGGACCTTAGGATTCAGTGCCGCCAGTTTATCCCTCCATTGGTTCAGGATATCGTAGTTGATGACTATGATATCCCCCGTTATGGAATACGGCCTGGTTCCGCTTAGAATCTGAACTCGGGCGTTCTTTGTAAGAGTCGCCTCCGCCTCCTTCGCCCAGTTCAGCTTCAGGTGAGCGGGAACTACAATAACTGCTGGCCGCTTTTCTGGATGAAGTTGTAACCAGGCTAGAGCCTGGATAGTTTTTCCGAGCCCCATCTCATCCCCAATTAACGCCCGGCCCCCTCTAGATTCAATAAATGCCACTCCCTGCTTCTGGAAGGGGAATAGTTCCCGCTTCAGACCCGGGACCTCCAGCTCTGGCAGGTCTTCCACCTGTACTCGGCGAGCTTTGACTTGTTTCAAGTATTCCTCCAGAGTTGGGTCTATCTCAAACCCGGCTTTTTGTAACTTTTCCACCCCGTCGGGGGAGATTGGGGCTGTCCAGAATTTCTTGACATCATTGAACCGGCGACCAGGAATTGATCTTATTATGTTGAGAAGGTCGTTGCTATACGGGAAGCGGATTTCCATCTTCCCGTCCTTGACTTTTACTGTCCTTTTAGGGGTAGTGGTTTTCTGAAGTTTGGGGGGTCCTTCACCGTTGACGGGCTGTAGATGAGGATATGTAACCTCTGACCCGTCGAATAATTTTTCCACATCGATCTCTCCAATTTTAAGCTGTTTCTGGTATTTTTTAATCATCTTTAGCGCGGCTTCTGCTTGACGTTTGGTCCAACGCTCGCGTTTTGCTAGGTCTTTCCCGAATCCTGCGTCCATCTCGTTGAATCCCTTATTGTCGATGGTGACGGCGTGGTCACACTGCTCAGCGAGAAACCTCACCGCTTCTTGAATAAGTCTTACATCCGGCATGGATATTCCTCCTTTAGATTGAATTTTTTTTTGGGACATATAAGGGACAGTGCCTTTCCCCACCCCGGCTTGGATTTATTGGCAAGCTTCCTCCCTTTTTTGATTATTACGGCTTCCCGCGACCCCCGGAGGGGGTTTCTGTTTGGAGCCACCAGAACTCATCAGGCGGGATAGGTTTTCCAGGATCTAACATCCATGTCCACAGGGGTAGCAAATCACGCAACCCCCATCGTATTTACAAGCATGGTATTCGTGGCCAGTGGAATCAATATACCCGTATGGCCGCTTATACTGGTTGATGCGTCGTATATCTATCCCAAACTTTTGTATTAGTTCTTCTACTTCTTCGCTTCTCATGGTGGAAGATTCCTCACTGCAGTCTCCTTCTTCCCAGCGACTCGGGCAGGTATGGCATCCTTGGAAGACCCCATGGACGGGGCAGAATTCAAACTCCGCAGAAGCAAAATACTCAACTTCCCACAGCTCGTCTTCATTCAGCCATAGGCGACGGCCATAGCTGTATTCTCCTCCGTTATGGGAGTGACGACCCTCGTGGACATCAATAATCTCGATAAAAGCCAGTTCTTCGATTTTCATGTTGGTTGAAACCTCCTTAATGGATTTGTTTTTTGCACCAGGATTATGGTTCCTGGCTGGCCTTCTTGCTTTACGGCTTCACTTTATTTGTCGCGATCAGGATTGCTACCGCGGCATCACACAGCGCCCGTTCGAACTCCTCCGTGATGTCTTCCGTCTTGGTCTTCTTGTGGACTGTTTCGTGGAGCAGCACGTGGACCGTTTGTTTCAGGTTGGTTAGGATCCTTCTTCGCAGATAGATCCTATCCTCCCTACCACTGTAAAAACCATCCACCCGCCGGGAATCTGTGACCCCCGCCCAATCCAGCAGGCCTTCCATTATTGTGATTTTTCCAGGGGCAGCGTAGAACCGGCTAATCACCTTGCGGGCCTTCCGCAGGTTCTCCCGCTCCAGCTCCGTCAGGTCTCTCAGGGGGACCTTTTCGGCGGCCTTCTTCTTCTGCCCACCTTCCCTGTTTACCTGAAGGCTGGTCTGGATGCCTAGGCCCTTCATCAGCTCCCGGCTGCGGAAGTCCAACAGCTCCAGGACTTGGTAGCCTTTGTACTTGGCTTGGACGTCATTTTCAAGGCCATCGTTCAGCACCACCTTGCTTACGTTTATGATACGGTTCAGGCTGCGCCTCCACTGAGTTTGGGTTTTCTTGGAGAGCTTGGAGAGCATCCAGGGATAGACTCCGACACAAACCTCCCATATATCGCGTTCTTGCTGGATAACTGCTCTGAGGATTTCGTCCGCAACCTTGCTTGCGCGGCTCCTGGCCAGAATCTGCTTGACCGCGCGCTCCACCGCATCCCGGTCTACGACCTCCCTATCGCGGTTCCCGATGTCCCCTACCATTTCCTCCTCCAGGTGGTAGCTAAACAGGGCATTCGGGATGGTTCCTACCCTGGCTCCGTTGACATAGATATGGCCACCGGGCCAGCTTATTCGGTCCTTTTCGACCCAGGTAAATTCGTTGTTGGGGGAGTGGGTGATGAAGTGCAGGAAGTAGCTTTTTCCGGCTTCCAATTCCTCCTTACTACACGCAAACTTGATTGTGGTTCCCTTGTGACCACTCCCTTTGGGGAGGTGTTTGATGTTGAGCACCATTATATCCGTCTGGTAGTTTTCGTCAAATCTGATCTCAGGGCTAATAATCATCCCCCTCGTCCAGATTTCGACCTGCCGCCCCTCCCTGGTCATAACTAGTAGGGCTAGCTTTAAGCCTTCGCCGTACTTCCCGATGGTCTTGGAGCCTTTTTCGCTTACCCCTAGGGCGAGGTGCTTTAACTCCAGTCCTGGGCCGTTATCCTTGGCGATTCCTATTCCATCTTTCCACGTCACCTTCCCCTTACAGTTGAATTCCTTGCGGCTGTCCAGGTAGTTTTGAAGAATTTCCCGGACGGCCTTTTCCACTGTCCAGCCTTTCACATACTCGGGGCTGATTCCGGTTTTGAGGGTTTTCTTTGTCTTTTCTACCCCTTTTGGATTGAATACTTCAAACGTCTTATTTCCCTCCTCTGGATTGAAATAAGGATTGCCGGGGGTCATGGCCACCGGTCCCCCTCCAATTATATTATAATAAATAATAATAAGAAGGTCAAGTCCTTTTCCTAAAAATTCCTAAAAAAAAATTTCCCGGCTCAAAGCCGGTTTACTCAATGTGCCTAAAGTGGCGCGCCGTGGGATATTTGGGGCATAATTCCTATGTCCTCCCTGACGTAGGAATTATGTCCCCTTGGACGTCTGTAACCATTTTGTCGGTGCTTTTTATTCACAATCCCTTGATATTTACACAACTCCAGTTAGCCTGTAGTCTGGCCGCTCAGGCTCCAGACTATCAGCTATTTTTTGAAGTTCAAAGGGGTCATATTCAAAGTTCTTGTCTTCCCATAACTTAGGGAGAACTGGAGTTTTCCAACCCCATCTCTCCAAGTCCCCTATTACACTGAAAATAAAGGACTGCGGCGGGTATTCGCCCAATTCGAGTCCGATCCGTTGCATTTCACAACGGAGGACCTCGGCGAAATCCTCGTATCTTCTTAAAACAATACTATGGGCCTTAAAAAGGGCTTCCCTAGTTGTTGGTATAATGTAATCCTTCCTGTACCATTTTGGGGTACGGAAGAACGCTGCCAGATACAAAACGTCTCGCCATAC